GAACTACATACAGTAAACAACTCAATCTCACTCTTTGCTTCACGAGCAAGATTAAAGTGATCGATTGTAGCTGGGTGCTTACTGATGATATTACCATCGTTCAAGATGACAGTTAGTACATCATTAACAAACTTGATGTTTGCATAAGGCTTACCGCTGCTCTTGATAACATCATTAGATGTTACGACATCATTTATCATGTCTAACACTGCCTTATCACGATCTAATAAGGACTTAAAGAACTCTAAACTTGAATTGTTCATTTTGTGATTGTTTATAAGAATGTCCAGTAAATTACACAATAAACTGGACATTCTCAAGTTGAAAATACTATTTAACTAATTGATAATCAGAACTATGCAGCCTCATCTAAAACTTCCACCACCTCTGGTTTTACCTCTGTGGTGATGTTGTAATTAGGCTTACCCATACGTGCTTTCTTGTAACGACACATATCTTTAAGAACAGTTATCATTGGGTCTACATTAACGCCAGGATAAGTTTTCATGTGATATGCAATTGTTTCTATAAATGGAAACTTTGTAACAAGCTTATCTACTTTTAACAACAATGGATATAGTTCTACATCATACTTGTTATTCTCTGAAGCAAACTTATCAATATTGAACGTTTCACATGTAGTTGATGTAGCATAATCATTATGATATAGCTTTTTAAATCTAACTAATGTATCCACATCTTTTGTAAGTTCAGGTAACACTTCTCTCATTCCTGGTTTAGCATTAAACGTAGCATCATAAACACCCATCATCTTCTTGATAAGTCTTGCTATAACTACACGTCTGAATGGTTTGTTATCACCTTTCAAGAATGTTTCTAGGCTCATAAAGTTATGAAGATTGTACATCTCCAACACTTTAATTTCTCTATCAGACATAATTACCAAATTAACATGGTTCTTAAACATACCAAATAGATAATCTAACACTGGACGATCAGACTCCTTACCATAAACAGTCAAACTCTTTCTTGTGTGAAGAGTTTTACCACTTAGTATGATAGGTGTAAACTTAGCATTGGATCCTGTATAACGTTCAGGAGTCTCAGCTATCTTACAATTGACATCACCTTTCTCTTTTACGCCACCATTTTTAGAAGCTTTAGGCTTAGGTTTGTAGTTCTTAGCTTTATCAGCAGCAATCCATGCTTCTGGTATCTCAATAGCATCAAGATCAATAAACTCTTCAACTATCTTATTGACACAAGATTGAAACTCTGTAATGATCGCTCGCCACTGCGTCTTAGGATAGTTGTACAACTTCAATAAATCAAAGTAGGAAGACATATCTGGACTACCAAGAATTGTATTTCTCTTTGCTTTATCTTTAGAGAATAAAGTGAAGTCTGTAACCTTCTTGACAAACTTTACAGATTTACCTTTCCATATCTCTTTAATGTAACGACGTTTACGATCACCAAATACACCAGTGAATATAGCAAGCTGAGCACTTGATCTATTTCTACTAATGTTAACTTGCTTATCCCAATGACCTCTAGTTTCAGATAGTCTACTTCTGTAACTATTAAGTTCATACTTTGCTTCATACTCAAACATCATATAGTCTTTAACTTTGAAAAGACTTTCTGCTGTGAAATATGTACATCCTATCAACGTTGGTTTACGCATTGGAATCGTAGCATGCTTCAAGATTTCAGTAACTTCCATATCATCACCATTGTGGTTCTTGATATATCTAGCACTTGAACTAAAATACTCAATAGCTGTACGTACATCGTCTGTATCTACAATAGTTTCATTGTATTTAGCCATGAATACATTAGCTACAGTTGCAATCTTAGCAAGGATGATCTGCTTAGCTTCCTGAGTGTATCTCAATGCCTCTCTGTTAGGAGTTGGAAATATACCATCTGTAAGACTAAACTTAAGACCAAGGCGTACATCGATACGTTTGATACCAAGCTTGTCAAAGTCTAATGGATAGTAAACGTTATCAAGACATACATGCAGATTGTGATCTGGACATAATTCAGACTTCTGATAGTGCTCACTTCTGAAGATGGTGAACTGGTTGTTCATATCATCAACATCAAAGTATACGCTTTCAAAATATGCTAGCTGCTCTTTAATCTTAGTCTTGAAGTCATAGCTATCTGACCACTTAACAGGGATGGTAATCTTGATGCCATTACTCTTATCAGTAGGTCCTTCATGTAACAAGTCGATAGAATTTACATCTTCTCCTTCGTACATCATATACTTACGTTCCACACCATTCTTACGTGCTGTAAAATAAAAGCTAGATGCGTAAGCTAATGGAGCCTTAAAACCAAGGCCCATCATACCTAATTCTGTAGTGCTATTACGCTTTGTACTCTTACCATACTTACTGATAATGTTTTCTACATCATCAGCATCTAAGCCTGTACCAAAGTCCTCAACAGAGAACTCATAGTTATTAGATACCTTAGTGAGCTTAACAATAATAGGTGTATCAACACCAGCCCTACGATGTGAGTCTAGTGCATTACTAGCACACTCGCGTATTGTTGAACCAATAGCATCTGAATAAAGATTCTTACTTAACATCTGCATCAATACTTGTGCAGAGTCTAAGTCTAACGACATACCAATAGTAGCTTGTGTACTATTGACTTCATGTATTAAAGATTGTGTTTGTTTTTCTAAGATCATGATTTCTAGTTTTAAATGTCTATTTTCTTTAGCCAATCAATAGTGTAACCGTTGTTCTCCTTGATTAGCATGTTAACTTTTGTAAATACTCCCTCTGTACTCCAATCACCATTCCTATAAGAAGCTGAAGCTGGATGACTAATTGGAAACTGCCAATCAAATCCTGTTAGATACTTTCTAACCTTTGATGCTTCTTTACCTAAGAATATTGTAGGAATTCCTGAAAATGCAAATATGTTAGTGAATAGATAATCATTAAATGAATCCCATAATTCTAAATGAGCTCCTGCTTTATTGATTTCTGTTGTTAACGCTGCATTATACATGAGCACTCCCTGGTGTGCTAGATAGCTGACATCTGGATCCTTAGCTCTATCAAGAGCAAACCCATTGTACAATTCTCTTTCTATACCACCATAAAACTGCTCCAAGCTTGGCTGTAATGCACCTGTTGTGCTACAGCCCATCAGTAGACCGTCGGCTACTGGAACTCCACTCCTTAGTACATGATAAGGACACATGCCTACAATGATAACCTTCACTTCATTAAGGGGTGTTTCTTTAAAGCATCTAAACACATCATGAGAGAAAGGGACAATCATCTTGCCCCTTTTACTCTCTGATTTTAAATGTGCATAGATCTTATCGCACTCCTCGCTTTCAATGAATGGTCTCATCTTGTCATGCCAACTCTCATGAAACATGTCTTTGAAATTGTCCCAAATCATAATGATAATTCTAATTGTTGAGTTAATTGTGGTGCACTAATGATTGCAGGTTTTCTCTGTGTAATAAGCTCACCTTGAGCATTGACAAAGAAACTGTGAGCACTCATGTGATCTGTCATCCAATTGGTAGGATGTGTCTCCTTCAAAGAGAATGTAGTGTGCTGGTATAACTCCCATAAACTGCTCTCAGCGCCATAATTGTGTGTAGGATGCTGTAGTTCCTTACGAATGATATTTAACTCACTAGAGCTAATAAATCCTTCTTCTACAATCATACGTCCAATCAATTCACCTTGCTGTCTTTTGGTAAGCTCTACCTGCTTCATCAACTCACGTTGAATCTGCATCTCACGGAATGAATCACCTGCACTCTTGATGTACTCAGTGATAGACTGTGGTGTGAATTCTTGGATATCACCCACATGCTTGCGCTTGAATGTACCCATGTCACCATTAACCATACCGTTAGCACAAATGAATACATGGATACCAATAGCAAACTTCAAGCTCACTTGCTTGTTGTAGCTATTCTGCCATGCAATCTGGATCTGCATCTCACTGTCTGCAACGTTACTAATGGTATACTTACCAGTAGCAACTTGACCTTCACCTGCCCAAGTATAAGCTTGTTTGTCAAGCTTAAAGCCTGACTTCTCTATACTGTTTAAGGTGGTGTCAATTAACTGTCCGTGACTAACTGGCTTGTAACGCTTAGTCTGCTCTGGTAACTTTACAGCTACCAAGTCTTGTAATGTTGTGTTATAAACTGGTCTTTTCATGATTGTGATAGTTTGATTTTAATTCCAAAAAATGATGATAATATTCCTTCTAGGTTCTCAATGCCTATGCATTCAATAGAGTCTCCTTCTGTAGTCTCTAACCATTCTGTCTCTTGTTGTATCTCATACACAAGATCTTCCAGCGCTACTGCTAATTGTTCAATATTCATATTAATTCTTTCTCTTTAAGATAATCCTCTATTGCTTGCATACCATGAGCTTTTGCTAAATCAGCCCAATCCTTAATGCCCTCAGATAAATACTTCCTGGGCACATTACAATAATCAAATCCAAACATCTGTGTGATCTGTTGTGAATTCTCTACGCCTGTTACATCGCTATCAAAACTGAGAATCTGACTAGCAGAATTACTCTTGATATACTCAACGTTCTCAGGAGAGAAACAACCTATGCCCTCATTCTGTACAGCACAGCTGCACGGGAATAGTTTCTTCATGACCATGTAGTCTTTCTTTGATTTGTTGATAAATGCTACATCACATAGTTTGATGTCATCTTTACCATCCATTGCAGTAATGGGTACATTATTTGGTACCCACTTGTTCCTTTTGTCTTTAGCATGTGGACGATATATCTTCCACTTGTCATCATATAGATAACCAAATCTAAGCTCATCTATACCTGCTGGAAACAGCTGCTTGTTTAGAAATACCTTAGACACACTATAGACATTGTTAGCTTTTAGATCTTCTATGTCTAGATGATACTGAGCCCAATACGCCAACTCTTCCTTTGTAAACTTCTTTACTACTACCTGGATATTAGAATAAGTCTTAGCCATCTTTACAGGTTGTTTATATTCTGTAATGATACGCTTATACTCTTCTGTATTTGTGGTTTTAGAAAAGCCCAGTCCAAGATCTCTATCGATAATTTCTAGTGTCTGTCTTAAATCTCTGAGATTAAATAACATTCTAACAAAATCAAAACATGATCCTCGTTTACTAGTGTCTGCAAAATCAATAAAGGTCAATCTTCCTTGCTTGTTACCAATCATGAAAGATGGATTGTTCTCGTTTCGAAATGGAGAAAAGGTTATAACATTAGGCACCCAATCAGTATTAGGCATATAATATCTAAAAACATCATACTCACTCACTTTGTCAAGCACCTTCTCTGGAGTGATAATAGAGGGACGCTTCATTCCGTTAATTGCCATTTTGGTAGTTTTTAGATAATAAGAAAGCCCAATCTAAGATAGACTGGGCTTTTCTGGTTTCACTAAAACAAATTATGGTACAATCTTAATAATCTGCTCCTTCTGTAGAAATTACTTTATCAGTTTCTACTAAGTTAGATGTAGAATCATAATCTTGAAGATCTTTGAATGTATAGTAATCTTTACATCCGTACTCTCCTGTTACATTAAGAACAAAACGTTCGTGTTGTTGTAACTCTTTAGACTTCTTGAATGAAACTCCTCTGATTACAGCAGCATCGTTATAGTTAACTAAGCGCATCTTCTTGATAGAATAACCTGGGAAGAATGCTTTGTTGTAAATGTTCTGATAAGACACTGGTCCTTCTTCTTTCTCCACAGTTTTAACTGTAGCCAAGACACCAACGCTAGCACACCACTCACCACCAATCTCATCTTTCCATTCTTTCAAGTTACCAGCGATAACCTTTTTCCAATCCAAAGTTACTTCGCAGTCATCTTTAGAGAAATCTAAGTTACCTAACCAAGTACGGAAGAATGTGATTAACTCCTCCTCACCTGTATATGCTACACGATAGTCACGCTTAGCAAACCAGGTAGGAAGATTGTCCTCACTAGTAGCCCAGCTACACATACCGATATTATTAACATATTGTTTCTTTGTACCATCCTTGTTAACACGCTTTGTGTCTTCCAAGAAGAATGTTACCTTATCAATGAAATCACTCTTAACATCTTTTAACCAGATGTCAACACGCACTTTTGCTACACCATCTTTCTCATAAAGATATTCTGTAGCCTTGCTGTCTTCCTTAAGCTCACGTCCAAGTATATCTTTATACTCTTCTGCTGTTGGGTTGATAGCAATTACGTCTGCTTCAAAGATTCCTACTTTCTTTGTGAATTCTTTTGTTGTTGTTACTTCTCTTTTCTGTCCTCCAATGGCCATGATTTCTAGTGTTTATTTGTTAAAAATTATTTGTAATACTCGTCAATTGTGTCTACTACTGTTTGTAAGTTATTAGGAATCTTGATGTTAGTAAACATTCCATCAGGACTCTTTGCAGGAAACTTCTTAAACCTATTGGTTACAAAGTTATACGTACAAGTGCCATCTTTATTCTCCTCTACAAATGTGTAAAGACAAATAGTCAATAAGCCCTCTAATACAATTTGGTTATCGATCAACTTACCTGCTGTCTTGATCTTGTATCCTGTTACTTCACCACCTTCTTCAATAGTTTCTGGATGTGTGAAATAGAACACTTTCAAATCTTCACGCAATTTACGAGCTTCTTGAAATAAAGCCACCATATCTCTAGCCATAATGCTAAATTTAGTGAAGCCAACTTCTGTAGCTCGTGACACAATGTTAAAACCCATGATGTAGTTTGAATCCTCAATCACAATGTTCTTAATGTGTGGTGCTTTCTCAGAGATTACATGCAACAATCGAGTGATCTCGACTGCGTCATCTAACTCTTTGTAGTTTTTCTTTTCAGCGTTGTACAAAGACTCAGCTCCTTTGAATGGTAACTCTTTCTTTGCTACATTAATGATGTACGTTTCTTCTGGATTTAGGTGTTTTACTGACGTTGATTTACCTGTTCCAGTGGACCCTACGATCCCAATCAATTTGCTTGCCATGTTATAATATTTAGTTGTTATTTAATACTCTAATTTACGGATTTTATGTGACATTTACAACATTGATTTTGTCTCTATCGAAGAATTCCAACGCCTTATTTAACCATTTTTCCTCTACAGATTCATCAGTGGACAGTATGTATATAACAGCTTTCTTATCTGGATTATTATACTCCATAGCCATACATCTATTTATCTTTTGTGCCAAGTTCTCTGCATTACTATCGAAATAGTTAATTATCACTTTGTTTAATGGTTTGTATGTAACACCTGTATTACCAATCTTTACAACAGCCATGTGATTACCTTCTCCTTCAGCAAACTTTTTGAAGCCCTCTTTGTCGGGCGATTTGCTGTGGTGTGATGGAATACCTAGACTGTCTGCACTATCAGTAGTACCACAAAATACAAGAACACGTTCGTCCTTATACTTATCTAAAATAGCTTTGGTTAATCTAACCTTGGCTATAGATGATTGAATAATCCTCATACGTTTCAGACGTAACATCATTGTGTTCTTGCCTTCACGTTCTAGTTGATCAATTACCCATGAACATGCATCAAAGTGCTTCTTCTCAGTTCTAGCTTTACCCTTAATGGTTTGAACTATCTTGTTATCTAGAGGAGTCTTAATCACTGTGATTTTATAATCAACAATAACTCCTTCTTCAATAGCTTGTTCAATAGGATAATGAGCTAACACTGGTAAATCTAGTCTTTGATGTAGTTCTGCTTCTGTCCATGAGGACAGCGTACCTGTCAATCCTAACACTTGATTATTAAACAATGTTAAATCATACGCAGCATCCAGCTGTGCATCAGATAACAAATGTATCTCATCTATAATCACTATATCATATTTGTTTGCAATATGTTTGTGCATAGATAGATGTGTTGTATAAGTGATGTTAGAATTCTTATACCCTCTTGTTTCAAAATCTTGTTCCCAAGAGTCTTTGATCTTAGCATCTGGATAAGCTATCAAGATAGATATATCTTTAGGCATTTGTTCCAAGATGTTAATGGTTGTATAGATTTTACCAAATCTAGGACATAGATTGAGGATACCCCATTTCTTTTCCATCCACACCTGTGCAAACTCCTTTTGTCTCTGGTTTCTTAAACTCATGATAAGAAATAAGTTTTATTTACTACTGATTGATAATCGGACTCTGTCATCTCTTTAAGACGTGGTAGTTCTTTGAACATACCTATCTGACCTAAGAAACCTAGACCGATTCTAACATCGTCTTCACCATAACTATTTTTAATTAGTCGTAATGATCTAAAATACTTAGCGCCATATTCATCTTTAAGCTTATCTAGTTGATAACCACTAGGGTCTTCCACTTTATATCTCATAGGATCAAATAATGCCACTACAACATCAGCATCGTTCTGTGTGCTTGAACTATCAGCAAAGTCTTCTAGCTGCGGTTCTACATCACCATTCTTAATCCTCATAGGGCTAGAGATATCACGATTAAACTGACTGACAACAACAGGCGTATATCCAAAGAAGTCACGAGCATATCTCAGCTCATCAGACATCTTGTCGATGGACGCTTTCTTTGTAGGATAGTCTTTAGTAGTCTTTAACAAACCAATGTGATCGATAACAACAATAGTGATAGTATTACTATCATTAGGTTCATACACTCTATTGTATTTGTCTATCTCACGTATCACACCATTCTCTTCTGCATGCTCTTTGAGCTGTTTAGCTATACCCACTGGGTTCTCTGGACCATCAATGATTGTAATAACATCTTTCATCCTGTCAACATATGATTCATATGTTAAGAATAGATCGTGCTCATCATGAGTCATCTTCTCCTTTTGCCAGCCCAATAGTTTAGGTACAGATATAATCATACCATGATCCATAAAGATCTTTCTACTCACCCACTTTGCAAACTTATATGTTCTACTACGCTCCATGGATCTATATATAATCTTCAGCTTAATGTCTGTATTATTAGCCTTAGAGATATACCAATCAAATGGATTGAGAACATACGCATCATCAATGAAACTTGTCTTACCTGAACCAGTTAAGCCACCCACCAATGTGTACATAGACTTACGGATACCAATGTATCTATTGAGTCTATCAAATCCCATAGGAATACCATTGTTCCTACCATCAAGTCCATTCTGAACTTCTTTTGCCAAATCTTGAAAACTCATATATTTGTCCCTCCTACTGGTTTAGTTGATTCTTTAATTGTAATACCTTCTCTAACCAACTCAATGAATGGTTCAAAGCTACGTTGTGTGAGATATGTCAAACTGTTCTGCATGTATTTAAGCTTGTTACTGTTGTTCTTTACAGAGTTCTCTTTCTTCTGTAAGATATCAAACTCTAATGCTCCTATTAGATCATCAGCTGTATACTCTCCTTCTGATAAAATAGCATTGAACTTAAGCTTACAGTTTTCTATATCTCTACGTAAAGCTCTTGTACCTGAGAACGTCTTACCTGCATGTTTAAATGTATCAGTACCTGGATAAGCTTTCCACCATCTATCAAAGTCTTCGCTTACAGGCTTGTTCTTAATGATCTTTTCAGTGGGTGCTTCTTCTTTGAGAAACTTCAATACATTCTTACCTGTAAGTGTTAGTTTATTCTCTCCTGATACCAGTCCTTTACGATAAACACCTTGACATATGATTTCAAGCTTAGCATCACCTTTAGACAACTCTTTAATATCATGGCCTTCCTCCACTAGTTTGAGGAGAAAGACCATGTCAAGAGTGAATCCAGATTTAAGAAGTTCTTTGAAATGATAAAGTGTTAATTTTACGTTCATAATTTCTAATTATTCTTTTATCTATTTTAGCAATTAAACTTTCAGGAATACAAACATTGATTCTAGCTTTCTCTTGTAGAATTTCTAGATCATTAAGATTGATTTTATCGCTCATAAAAACTTCAATTTGAGCCTTACCAGGATCATTTAATGAGTGATAAAATGCATGCATTTCTTCTTGTAAATATACTAAATCTTTCTGAGCCTCGTGCTCATAATCTTCGATGTGTATCATGATTTTTCTTTTTCGTACTCTCTAAATTTTACATCTAATGTGTGTCCTGTGTTATTCCAGAACTGGTCACAATAAAACTTACCCTCTTCACGAGGTGATTCAGCAAAGAACGATTGTCTCCACGGATTCTCTGGTGCTGTGAACCTATAGCAGTCATACTTCATAGGACACTTCTTGTCTCTACACATTGCGATATCAGCCATCGATTTCTATTTCTTTAATAACCTTGCTGTAATCATTTTTCTTTTCTTGAAGATGCTCAACATATGCTTCAGCAGCCTCCCTGCTATAAAATGTTTTTATTGTGCCTCCTAGTTCGCCACCTTTTATATACACTTCATATTCAGTATGTATATGCTTATTATGAGCAGGTATTGAAGGATTATAACTAAATCTAGCTTCTCTAATTTCTGTTACTGTTACTTTCATTGTCTTGTTGTTTTGATATTTGTTCAAGGTATTCCCATTTTACTATTTTAACGATTAAACCACATCCCGTGATAGAACATCTCCATTCTGCACAATATGGATCTTGGCAATTACATCTAAAACAATATACCTTCTCACCATTGGAAGTTATTCCCTCAATATCCTTACCTTTAATCGGAAGTTCCATTGTCTTGTTGTTTAGCTATCTCAATAAGTTTATCTATACAAGCATTCTCTGCTTCTTCGTATGTTTTAAACGCTTCGCTTGTCCATAAACCATATTCAGCTATGTAAACATTTGGCAAAATTCTACGAGGATGAATATGAGCACCATACATCTCCCTAAACCATCTAAATACTTGTTGTTTAAGTGGCGCAATAAAGGACTGATTGTTTGGGTAAACAGGCGAATTCATATTCCTGTAATGGAAGTCTTTGTTGCTAGAATACCAAGCTAAATAATCATCTCCATAATGCTCGCCGTACAATAGTTTTTTTAATTCTACTGCTTGCTCGTATGTTACAAATTCTTTATTCATTGTCATATTCCTTAAAGTTATTTTCAAAATAATGATTGGGTCTAAAGTGGTGTCTTACTCGCATATCCTCTAACCCATCTTTGTATGCTTTGACAATCTGTTTCTGTTCGGCATATAGATAATACGTAATATCATAGATACAAGCCTCAACTACTGAGGCAGACACGTCATCAATGTCTTCGTAAAGCGATTGCCTCTTCTTGAGTTCAAGTATCGCGCGGTGCAATGCTGTTTTTCTAGTTGGTTTCTTTGCCATAAGTTTCGTTGTAATATTGTTCTGCATTAACTAATTGAATATCGCCTTCGTCGTAAGCATCTTTTATCTGCTCTTTCTCCATTTGTTTGGCTTGTTCGAAAACAGTCTTCCAATTAAAGAATGAACCTGAATTAAATTGTTCTTCAAGCCATTCTACTGCTGTTTGTTTCTTATCGCTCATGTTTTTCTAAGTTTTGCGTTATACTTCTTCTTCCATTCAGGTCTAAAGTGATTAAATGAATAGAATCCATTCACTGAGAACCGTGCTATCAGTTTACCATTACATGATGTACAATATGTTGTAACAGCAGAAGAGTTGCCTGTTTGTTCAAACAACTCTTCTATCACTGCTACATCCTGTACATCATCACAATGAAGACATTCCATCTTGTCTTGTGTTAGTTTAGGTTTCTTAGGCATACTACTCAGCGGCTATTCCAAACAATATATACACACCTTCTCTCTCTTGTGGAGATGGCTTATACTTAATGCAAGCAACGTTAGCATCTTGATTAGTAAGAACCTTTTCCATACGTACAAAGGTACTGTCCTGTGTCTTCTCTGTCTGCTCACGAGCAAACTTAACAGCTTCAGTTTTGGTCTTGAACGACTTCAATTGTCTATCCTCCCATCCTGTATACACATTGTATCTAAGCTCCCATTTACTGGTACCTTTAACAACAGTGTGCTCAACAACAGACTTGATCTTGTTGTTGTTCTTGATAGGCGCTACATCTTCAATAGCATAACAATCACGCTTACGTGCGTTCTCTATCATGTCATCAAGAAACTGACGTCTCTCTTTCTTACTATCACGAAACTTTTTAGTTACATCAATACAGCTAACTGTTGTACTGATTGTACCATTGTAGGTGTCATTGCCATGTTCTGCAATTGCTTCTTTTACAGCACTTGTGTATGCCTCATTGACATTTGATCCTCTTGATCTAACGATAAAAACTTGTCCTCCCATGATTATTTAATTAATGTGTAAATTAATGATACAAATACTACGAATAATGTGAATCCTCCAAACACAGCTAATATGAGTAATGCAAAACTATTTTCATCAAAAAAGTCGTAGTATTTATCTCTTTTAAAGAATTGTCTAGTAGACGTAAATACAATCCATAACAGTGATGGTATGATAAATGCTAAAGCTATAGCTAATAGCTGTGTTCCTTCATCTTCACTATGCTGATGATGATGGTGGTGCGAACGATTGTTTACTGCTTGCGTTGTTGCAATCATCCATACTGGATTTGTTGGTGTCATAATTACATTATTTTTTCTAAGTTGTAGTTTACTTTATACTTACCAATAAGCTTAATCTCATACAGATATATCTCTCTCATGTCTGGTTCATTTTCCTTAACATAATCAATAGCATCCTCTGCTGTTAATTCAGGAAATATTTCCATCTCTGGTTCAATAGGTTCAACTGATGCAGAGTAATACACTTGATCTTCTTTTTGTTTTTTAGCCTTAGCCATAGTTTTATGATTTAATTGTAAAACAAAAAAGCCCCACATTTCTGTGAGGCTTCTTTCCATCATTGTTATACCTTTTTGGGTATAATGACGGATAATTCCATCATTTGGTTAATGATAATCTTACTCCAAATAGAGATAATACTTTTTGTAAAGTCTCTATATTGAAATTAGTTTTAGGACCTTGTTCAAGCTCTCTTATAAATCTAATTCCTACACCAGCCTTGTCAGCTAGTTCTTGTTGTGTTAATTTGTTTTGTTTTCTTTTCATTTTTATAAATAATCTAATCTCTCTTAAATGATCATCGTCATTATAAGAAGATTCTAATAGAAAATAAACAGGATTAACTAATGACTGATTAAGAAGTGGATATCCATCATTTATGATACTATTAATCCAAAAAACTTCTTTCTTAGCTAAAACTTCATTAGTTTCTGCTTGATCTAACACAATAAGAACTGGACTCAGTCCGTTAGTTTTTAGTTCATTGACCCACTCATTAACTTTACTACTATGAGACTTTTCATCAATGTGAGCCCATGGTCTATCTAAACCAACTGTTGATTTACCAACATATACTGGTTTTTTTGTTATTGGATGATACAATCCATATATTATTTTTTCCATATTTATACCTTTTTATGGTACAAATATATGTATTTTATAATAAATAACAAAAAAATAACACTATCGGGTATAATCAAGTTGATTATTTTATAACCCAATAGTGTCATTCCATCATTTTATACCCTTTGAGGTGTAATTAGAATCCTAAGCTGAATCCAGCACCGATGCTTGTTGCAGTGTTACTACCAAAAGCTACGTTAACAGCTATCTTAGAGTTCTTGGTTGTGTAATACGAACCACCTACAGCCATAGCTGATGATGAACGATAAACACCTGTGCCTACAGATACATTGCCACGCTTGTTTGGATTGTACACCTGAGAAGAACTCAATGCACCTAATGCAGCAGTCATTGCAGCTACACCATCAATTTGCATACCTAATTGTGTCTCTGCTTTGATTGCTCTGTTGTACTCAGCATCAACTCTCTGATTAATTGCCTTGTCATTCTTAACGATAGTCTCAGCTAATAGATTCTCCGCTTGCTTTGCTCTGATAGTTTCAGCATCTACTTTACCTTCAATTCGAGCTTCTTCAGACTTAGCACGTGTTGTTTCTGTTGAAACTAATTTCTGTGTGTTAGACCAAGTGTTATCAATCTTATTATTAAGCGTAACAGTGGTGTTTGCCAAGTCTGTAGCTACAGTTGTAATAGAAGTTCTTAATTCTCCTTCCACTGTCATAGCTCTATGAGTCTCAGCATCAATCTTGGTATTAAGTTTGGTCTCTGCAGTTATTGCTCTGTGAGTTTCAGAATCTATCTTATGATCAAGACGAGATTCTTCTTTCATAGCACGATTTGTTTCCATATCGATCTCTGCATCAAGTCTTGCTTCTTCGCCTTTAGCTCTGTTAGTTTCTGTTAGAACGTCAGCATCATTGCCTTTGTCTCCCTTCACTCCTTGGATACCTTGTGCACCAGCAATACCTTGAATACCTTGGATGCCCTGAGCACCTGTATCTCCCTTATCTCCTTTTGCACCAGTTGCACCCGTAGCCCCAGTAGCACCTGTGGCTCCTGTCTCTCCTTGTGGACCTTGTGGACCTGTAGCACCATTTTCTCCTTTTTCCCCTTGTTCTCCCTTCTCACCATGCTCTCCTTGTTCGCCTTTATCTCCTTTAGCACCATTGATACCATTTGTACCATTGGTACCGTTAGTACCATTAAGACCTTTGTCTCCCTTAGCTCCTGTTTCACCTTTCTCACCTTTATCACCTTTCGCTCCTGTTGCTCCAGTGTCTCCCTTTTCTCCTTTATCTCCTTTTGGTCCTTTGTTCTCTTGTGCTTGTACACTTAATGTTGCACCAATTAGCAATAAGCTAAAAATCAATGTCGTAATTTTTTTCATGTTAGTTTTTATTTATTTTTTAAAATTGTTTGTAAAGGTAAATAATTTTTTAATCTTTTGCCAGAATGTGGGTTTCTCTAGTAAATAAGCAGTTAATGGTTCTACAGGAGGATTATACTCACGTAGTCCTAAATTAAGCTCAAACATACCTCTTATTAACTCTCCTTTTTTTCTATTACATTTAAATGTCTTCTGGATAAGCTTAAGAGCATCCTTACGCCATTCTAATGTTTGTTCTGTAGTCAGTGTATATATCCTCCAGAACTCTGGTGTATTCACTGCGTCCTCATAGGTGAGACCTATAAGTTCCATTTGCATAGAGACCAACTTTCTGTTGATCTCTTCGCGTTGCTTCTCTGTTCCTGCCATTATTAATCTACTTTAATTACTGTTTCGTTAGCTGTTTGATGGCTTTTACCTCCAGTCCTTACTTCAAAGTTAATCATTGTAGGTTGAGCATCTGTACTATCTTTAGGATACATTATCCAAATAGCATGATCTCCATCAGATGGTATAACCCTCATTAATTTATATGTTTTACCATGAATAATTATGAAGTCTGACGGAGCTTCAACTATATCTCCTTTTTTACCACATGCAGACAATAATGCCACACATGCGATTACTGTTATTAATTTTTTCATTAGAATAGTTTAAATAATTTATGCCACCATTTAGTGACAATTGTTTCTACTGGATTTATAGATGCTTGATACAACTCTTCCTTCAATTTTTCAATACGCCTTTCATAATCAGCTTCACGTTCCTCAAATCGTCTTTTGGAATCAGCTAAATGCTCTTGCATCTTTTTAAGCACTTTATCTTTCTCAACAATTTGACCGCTCATTTGGCTAATGTGCGTAACGCGTGTCCCTAAAGTAAGAAAAACCATCTTTTCGTCTTGGAGCTCTTCATACTGACGTTTATACGTCTCATTCTCTATTGACATCATTTGATAGTCCTCATATGACATTGTGATTGTTTTCTTTCCCATATTAGAATAAACTTAATTGATTAGGAATTATAACTGGTCTTCTCTTACCGTTATAATTAATCTTGTTAATAATACGTTCTGCTCTCTCTATATAATAAGAATGATTAATATTATCTAGAGGATGATCTTTTGCTAGATGATTACATACAGTCATGAGCCATTCGCCAGCTTCAACTTGTGATACAGATGCAGCGCCAGACATAGAATCTTCTTTCTTAACCTTTAAGAGCTTTTCTCCTGTGTTTGAGACATAGTATCTAATAAGCTTGTTATACTTTGTAACATTCCCATTAGCTCTTCCCTCGAAATGGAAGTCACGCGTAGCTCTCTGACGCATAGCAAAATCATATATGTTTCTATGATTGCAAATGGTATCAGCCACAGGCACGTCATTAATGAAATACTGCTCAAGAGCAATAGGCACAATCCTCCCAGACTTATTTTTATGCAACTCGAAATCAGTGAGGAAATCGCCTTTCTTTTTGATTTCTCCGTTAGTCTTAATCGCAAGGTAATCATTAACAGTCGAGAAGATAATCTTGCTATAGTCGGTTCGTTCGAGTTCATATTCTGTTAGTGTGCTCCACCATTCATTAATTTCATGCATCTTATCTAGATGCGTTTTCTTTATTCTAATGGTGACACCATCAGTGTTAGCTGATATAACATGTATACCTTCTACTTCATACGCTTCAATAAGCATAAGCAAGCTAAGCTCACCAGTGAGAGTAGTAAACATAGTAAGCTGTCTATCGTAGATCCAGTTCTGCATATCAGACGACTTACCGTATACGGAATTAACAGCAAGCTTAAGAGCCCCAACAATACCAGCAATGCGTTTGTCTTTCTTAGCTTGAGGCTTAAGTTCCAAACGCCTTTCAAACATACGCTTATACCCATGAAGAAAGTCTTTACTAAGATGCTGAGGATACTTACCATTATTGATAATAATAGCAGGATAATAACTGCTAACATCCCAATCAATAATCTCATACTCTCCATCAGCCTCAAAAACTTCGGGTTTGTTCTCCGTATGTAAGCCACCCTTAGCGAACGTATAAATGTTGCCATAAAATGTTATACTTTCTTTAAAATCATCATTCAATCCTAATACTAATGCCTTCATTCTCTTGAGAAACTCTTGTAGCTGTGGCGTTGTGAACTTTACATAACCACCTATACACTGTTTCACTTTAATCTCCTTACGAAAGAATCCTTTCTTTGGTAGATTGTCATACGACATGTGCCTCTCTTCACAATAATACTTCTTAATCATCTCATCACCAATCTTACTATCTGAATAGTTAAGACATGGAATCTTGAATTCCTCTTGGATGTCGAGTCTCAATTGTATTTGATCATTGTCCTTGTATAGAGGATGAGTAGTATTACCTGTAGTCACCTTGTAGAATTCATAGGTAGCAAACACATCATTACGACAATATGATCTAGTGATTTCTATTTCTTCAAGAGTCATATCAGTTTTAGTATGGTGTATTGGCATCTCTTCGATGTTCTCCAAATCCATTTCAAACTCCAGTCTCTTTAGACTAACCATTCGATTCTTATTGTCATAATGATTGACCTTGAATAGGTCTATCTGCTTCATACTCAAATCACTTTCTCTATACTCTGGAAATACATCATAATTAGCATCATGTATAACATCTTGAGCCTTCTGTGCTATTTTAGCACACACCTCTAGTCCTGTTAAATCATTCCACTTATCACAATTGCGCATTACCCACTCAACTACCTGACTGTCAAATCGTAGATTATTATAGCCCACCCAATAATAATCAGGATGTTCTTCTATGAATTTACTAAATGCATCAAGATTGTTGTGCCATTTACTCACCATGAATTCATACTGTTGATGTATTTCAGGATCGAGTACATTAATGAGAAACAACTCTTGCATTGTTTCAATGTCATAGATTAATACTTTCATTGTTCAAGAGCTGTTCTAGGTGTGTTAGTCTTAATCTCATCAAGATTATACTTCTCAAGATATTGTCTCTTGCTGCGTTGATGCTCTATCATGAGCTCATTGTCAACTGATCTAAATACATTGATAATTGCTTTAACCACATCTGGTGATTCTATTTCAGGTGATTTGTTGTTCTTCATAGTTTATTTATTAAAGCACTCACCACAATGATGAGTGCTGTTATTAAAATATACAATATTGGATGTTTACTCATTTTAGTTATCATCTCCATCATAACCATCTCTATACATATCAATACCTTCCATTAATTCTTCATCAGTCACCCAATCAGGCACTGGTGTGCCCTTAGGAACAGGAGCATCATTGTATGTTATAAGTCTAACATCATCAATGTCTGTTTCTTCATATGGTGGGTCTTCACGATCTCCTCGATAGTATGAATGAATCCAATTAACTTTAACTTCACACCATTCTTCCTCATTTATTGGATGATAGCATGTGACATATGAATGCCCTGATATACTTGTCATTTTAAAATAAATTAAAGTTAAATAATCTACCTGTTCTAGTCTGATGATAATGGTATTTTACCCTTAATTTATGTCTAAGTTTTCTAAGCTGCTTAGAATGAATAGGTTTACCATTAATTATTTTAGGACATGGCACACTGCGTGTACATGATGCTAACACTCCCGTTATCATCATTAATAAGATTAGTTGTTTCATATGAATCTATATAAAAGACCTGATATTACACAGGCAAAAGCTACTATCTCCATCCAGAATATGTGATTCTTGATATGCAACAAGCTTATAAGAATAGTTGCTCCTGAAAATACCATGAACGGTGGTCTGATTTCATAATCAATGTACAATCCTAACAATGCACATACAATACCAATAGCTGCACCAGCACCGTGTATTTTATCAGTGTAAGCACCTTTCCATTTAAACATGGTGGCACCACCTACAAATGAAAGACCTACGCCTGACAATACAAAGAAGATACTCTTATCATTACCTTGATATAACATACATACTCCTAATGACCAACAGAATAGTGTAAACAACACACCTTTACGCTCCAACAGATACCATGTATCAGATATGGAAGCAGGAATACCAAATTTACTAACAGTATATGCTATGTAAGATGTAAATATAACCCACTGTGCTATAGTTAAATAAAGTGTTAGATTTTCCATTATTTTATGCGTTGTTTAGAAACATAGTGAATACCCCAATTGTCTGTATGCTCTGTCACTGTTCTTTCTTCATAAGCCTCTGTACCTGTTGTATCACCAAGAGGTAATGAGAAGCGTTGAAACTTCTCATACCCTTTATGTAGTGAGGATTTGCCCATCATAGGATGAACAACATACCCCACTACACAACATACAGTAATGATTATGATGCAAAAAACAATAATAGTCATCTCGATCTTATGCATTAAGCGTTCGATGACTTCATCTGCTTTTTGTTTAGGAGTCATCAGTCTAAGATATTAGAGATGAAATTACGTTGTGCTTGATCTTCAGGATTCTTGCGACCACGTTCAAATGCTACAGCAATCTCCACCTCTGTAAATAGATATGAAGCATAGTTGCTGCTGTTCTTTAATACTACAGCATAATACTCATTATTAGCTGTTTTCTTCTTGTTCTGGTTCTTAACATGAACGAGGTTACCTACACGTGTTTTAATAGACATATAATTATTGGTTTATTTTAAATTAGATTTTTTAATTACTTGGATAGTAGCTAGTTCATACTTTGGCACATCTCCTTTTCTTGAAGACTTGTTTCTGTAAAACTCAACTTTAATGGCAGCTAAGTCATCGTCGTTAAACTCTTGCACTGATGCAAATCCATAACGTGCATTATCTTTATCAAATACTCTTACTTTATTTTCCATGTTGATTTTAAAAATAGATAGTTAATGATTTCTTTTGTAATACTACACGCTTAACATTCTGAATGTCAAAGCTTGTGCCTTCAGGTACATCAATACCAAGAGTTTGTGGTAATGATTTAACTTTCTCAACACTAATCTTTGGAGCTCTGCCTTTCTTAATGTAACCAGGCTTTTTCTCTTTTGCTGGTCTAGATATACCTTTAGCAAGAGTATGTAGTTTTATTGATACACCAACGAATCCACGCTTATACTTAACTGCAAACTCTCTTGCTAATGATGCTACTGATGCATTTGATGTTGAAAGAGCATGAATCATATCTCCAAGCTCAGTCTGTGAATAAAAATAACTATTTTCCATTTCATTAATTGATTTTTGCAATTGTGCACATTGGTGATGTGTCACGGTATTGCGTGAATAAATATTTTCCTTTGGTTGTAATGAATTCAGTATGAACTATAGGTGATGTGATTTCTCTACGTGTTATGATTGATTCATCTCTTGAATCAAAGAATATTTTTGTAGTGGCATCTGATCCTCCCTTTATTCTTATACTAAATGTCATCATGAAGTTCTTTTGGAACTTCCTAGTGTGTGGTGTTAGATGAGTGACAGATCTACAGAAATCAAGATCATACAATGTATCATCTCTATCTGCATCTGCAGTCAATATATCACCATATACTATGTGAACAGGCGTCTTGATATTATACACCTGAGACATAAATGTTTGAGGGTCATTTTCATAAATCTCAAATTGTTTACATCCTTCTGATGCTAATTTATCAATGTATTGATTAATGTCTGGACCTGCTAGTCCAACGACATTCTCAAACTTAAACTTAGCTAGAAAGAAATCTCTCACTCTCTGCTTTTGTGTGGCATTTAGGTACGTGTACTTTAACATTCTATATAATCTTCATCATCATGATCATCATCATCGTAATCCTCACCATAATACATTAGGTAATCTACTTCACATAGAATTACCTTTCCATCCTCATCTAATACAGCTTGATCATTCTCAAAATACATTGCTACAAATCCATTATCATTTAATGATATATAGTTCATCATATCAACGTCCATTCTATACTCATCATCATTGTATTCTATCCAATCAATTTGATCAGGGTATGCAACAACAACTTCAGGCACATCTGGATTTGTACTAACCGCTTGTACTAAATAAGGCTTAACAGGAAAACCATTCTCATGTAGATATTTGTCAATATCACGTGGAATAGTATCAAGCTCATGTAAATGAAAATACTCATGATCATTTACATTCACTTGAACAGCAAACAACATACCTAACTCTAATGGTCCAGGCTGATAGCGTCTATAAACTAATTTAACTGCTGTGTACATCTTTGATTAATTTTTCAGCCTTAAATATAGCAATATCTGCTTGAACTAACAAAATGATAGCCTCTAATTCTATATCATCTACTGTTTCAACATTAATAGTGATGGTATTATTAGAATAATCAGCTGTTTCAAACAATGATACATGCACTGTTCTAGGCCATGATGACAACTTAACATTACAATAATCATACAATGGATTATAATGTACAGTCACTGTCTTTGATATGTCTACCCATATACCAGTATCCTTACCATCCTTATCTTTTTCGATTGGAAGCTTTAGTGATACTACATACTCTCTTAACTCTTTAGCTACACGTAGTAGCTCAATTGATTCATTTCTCATGTATATACATGTTTAAATTGTGAAAAGATAAAAGAGCTCAAGGACAATGTCCAAGAGCTCTATGACAACCTTTAAACCCCTAATAACCTAATTCGATCAGGTCTATTACATTGGCTTGTAACACAACAAAGCCTCCAACCACACCTATATAGATGTGATCATACTTTGCTAACATTACAAACTTATAATAGTCTGCTGATGGTAACTTGATCTTTTTCATGATCTTAAAAATTAAATTGTGAATAATATATATTTACTACTTACGCGACTCAATGTAAAAGATTGCACCAAATACTGTTGCAACCAAAGCACAGCCAATAGCTACACCATAATGACCATGTACACACAGCTGTACACCTAATAATATCATAAGAACACCTAGTGTTAATATGAATACTCTATTTATTAATTTGTCCATTTGCCAATTGTTCCAAGTTCTTCAGAAATGATTAGATATAATATTATTAATGCGATTAGTCCTAATAGAACAGTGTACATGGCAATGAATAATCTCATCACCATGCTTAAACTGTCATCATTATTTAGAACAAGAGTTTCTTTTGATCTACGTCCCATGATTAGTCTCTGATTATTTGACCAACCTTATGAGATACAACAAAGCCTTTATCTTTGCCTTCTTCTTTGTATGATACAACATATGTTGTGTCACCCATTTCACCGTCTTCACAAATTGTCCATCTTGGAGCACCTGTGCTACGTCGAATACATACTTTAGTACGTTCTGAATAATCAATGTCAGCTTGATTGAACGCCTTAACAATACTACCATTAG